CAAAGAAAAGTCCAAAAGCAGCTGCTAGACGTAGGTCATTCTGTAAAAGAATGATGGGAATGAAAAAGAAATTGACTAGTAAAAAGACTGCTAATGATCCAAATAGCAGAATAAATAAAGCATTAAGAAAGTGGGACTGTTAAATAGGAGAAGATATGTCTAATGAGCAAGAAGTCATTACAGAAAGCAATGAAAGCCAAGATCAACAAGAAGGAGTTGAAGTCCAGAGTGCAAAAGACTCAGGAGAACAAAACGAAGTTGAGCAAAAAGACTCAACCGAAAGACCTGAGTGGCTTGACCCTAAGTTTGAAACTCCAGAGCAATTACAAACAAGTTATAAGCAATTGGAAACAAAATTTCATACAAGACGTGATGAAATTAAAGCAGAACTTGTTGACGAAATTAACGAAGAAGCTTCCAAAGATGTTCCGATAAGTCCAGCCGACTACAAACTTGAAATACAAGATGAAGAAGGCAATGCTGTGCAAGTACCTGAGGACGATCATATGGTTAATTGGTTTAAAGGTAAGGCACATGATATGGCATTAACACAAGAAGAGTTTTCTGACTTTGTTACTGAATATCTTACTGAACAAGCACAATCAGGCCCTGACTGGAATGTTGAGTCAGAAGCACTTGGTGAACACGCAGATAGAAGGCTTGAAAGAGTTGATGCCTGGGCAAACAATGTATTTACAGAAGAAGAATATAATGTTTTTGCTGGTATTCCAGCTTCTGCTGGTATGGTTAAGCTATTTGAAGGTATCATGGAGCTAAATGGTCAACCAAAGTTTAATATGACATCTACTACTGAGTTTCAGGAAACTGTAACTAGAGAAGATCTGATGGCTGCTCAAAGAGATCCAAAGTATTGGCAAAATGGTGGTGATCCAGCTCATATAGCAAAAGTCAGAGCTATGTCAGCACAATTAGCCAAACAGAAACAAAGTAATGTGAATTAACAAAGTTTCTTTTTTCTGAAACATTGTAATTACTAGAAGGCTCGTAGAACTACTTAGAGGCCCAGTAATGGAATAACTTCAAGGTAGTAGTGAAGCGAATAACCAGAATAGTATAAATTTTAACCTATAACGGAGGCTATAATGGCTTTAAATACCATAAGCACTTCCTTTATTGAGGAGTTTGAATCTGGAGTACACGTTGCTTACCAACGTATGGGTTCAAAACTTAGGAATACTGTTCGTACTAGAAATGGTGTTAAGAACAAAACAACATTCCAAAAAATCGGTAAAGGTTTTGCTACTACTAAAGCAAGACATGGTAACGTAGCACCAATGAATCTTGCACACACAAATGTATCTGTTACAGTTGAGGACTACTTTGCTGGTGAGTGGGTCGATGATCTAGATCAGTTAAGAATCAACCATGACGAGATGCAAGTTGCACAACAATCAGGTGCATATGCTCTAGGTAGAAAAACTGATGAATTAATACTTAATCAGATGACTACTACTACATCAGCACATGATGAAACTTCTAACGGAATAACTTTAACATGGGCATTAGAGCTTATGGAAAAGTTTGGTAACAATAGTGTTCCTGATGATGGTCAGAGATATGCTGTTGTTGGTTGGGAGCAATGGTCGCAACTAATGGCAATCGATCAATTCTCAAGAGCAGAATATGTTGGTGAGAATGATCTTCCTTTTCCAAATGGCGTAACTGCTAAAAGATGGTTAGGTTTTATGTGGTTTGCACATTCAGGTCTAACTGAAACAAATGGATCAGGAGCAGCTGGTACAACACACAGAGAGTGTTTTGCTTACCACAGAGATGCTGTTGCTCATGCAATCGGAACAGATATCACTTCAAATATGCAATATCACAACGATAAAGACAGTTATTTTGTATTAAACAAAATGCAACAGAATGCAGTCTTAATCGATGCTGAAGGTGTATTTGAAATGGAACTAAAGAAATAGGAGGTAGACATGGCGTTAGTTCAAGCAGACTTAAGTTTAGTTTCCTATGCTGGTAATGGGTTCCATATCTGGAATTACAAATCATCTGGCGATAACCTTAACACAATAGATACAGCTGGATATTTCAATGCATTAGTCAATGAGATGAATGTTGGCGATGTAATATTTATCAATGCATCTAATGGTTTTGGTATCACAACTGTCGTATCAAATGACGGATCAGCAATCGATACTGCTGATATTGTCAGCATGACTTCGGACAGTAGATAATGGCTAAGAAACCAACTAAAGCTAAGGAGGTGGCTGTAAAAGCCACTTCCTCACATAAGGTAGAAACTTCAAATGGAACTGTCTGGACAGTTAAGTTTGGAGATAAAGTTAAACTTGGGAGTAGAGTAGATGCCAAAGCATAATAAACCTAAGCCTGATAATAAGATGATGGGTAAAAAGAAAAAGAATGGCAATGACGAAAGTATGCTTACTGCCAAGCAAAAAAGTTTACCTGATGATCTTAAGAAAAAAATTATAGAATCTAAAAAGAAGGAGATGGCATAATGAAGAAAAAAGGTAAAGGAAAAGGTAAAGGTAGGGGTTACTAATGTATGGCATGGGTGATAAATCCAAAAAAAATGTTTATAAAAAAACAATGGGATTTGTACACAGAGATACAACAAGTCTTGTTGAGGATTTTAAAGCTAATGTTGATTTACTTGAAGCTAGAGTAAAAAATACAATACAACAATCTGGTTTAGGCAAAAAAGAACCACATAAATCTATTGGTAATGGTAAATTTCAAAGACCTACTCCTTCGTATAAAAAAGATAA